ACATTGATAGTGGTGAGAGAATTCTTCTTCAGCATAACCATGCTGGTGGTAACGCACACTTGGTAACTATCAAGAACTCTGGTGGCACTGTTCTCGGAAGTGTTTATGTTGCTCCACATAGACCTATTGTGGTTCAGAAAGAACGCACAGATACTGTGGAAACAGAATCAGCAGTAACTGACATCTATGCCACAAGTATCGCACACATGGGATAATCTAATATAAGTCTTAAGAGATACAGACATCGTTAAATAGCTTGATATAATGATGTTGTACCCCTCAGGAGACTATTATGGAATCAGACCGAGAACTGTCCGACCTCAAATTGGAGAGGAAGGAATGTCCGAAATGTGGTGCCACTTGGTTAAATGGTCAACACTACTGGTCTGGAACTGGGAGAGAAGGCGATCCGCACGATCTTGCTGGTTTAGTTTGTAACAAACTAGGAGACAGTACTTGTATCAATCCATGCAAAGGTTCTGATTCTGGAGATACTTGGAAGAAACGTTTGTCCGATCTAGAATCATTTGGACAACAACAGAAAGATAAGTGGGATAACTAAATACTTGTAACTGTTTAATATGATGTGTCTGATAGCATATATCTAGGTAATCCTAATCTAAAAAAAGCGAACGTTAGTGAAGAATATACTCCTGAACAAGTTAAGGAGATTGTTAGATGTTCGGATGATCCAGTTTATTTTGCTAAAAATTATATCAAAATTGTTTCACTGGATGAAGGTCTAGTACCTTTTTCTATGTACGATTTCCAGGAGGAAATGGTACAAAGATTTCATGATAATAGATTTAACATTGCTAAACTACCTAGACAGACTGGTAAGTCTACTACTGTGGTTTCTTATCTACTACATTACATCATATTTAACGATAATGTAAACATCGGTATTCTAGCAAACAAAGCGTCCACTTCAAGGGAACTTCTTTCACGTCTACAATTGGCGTATGAGAATCTCCCGAAGTGGATGCAACATGGTATTTTGGCATGGAACAAAGGTAACGTAGAACTAGAAAACGGATCAAAGATTCTTGCAGCATCAACATCTAGTTCTGCTGTTCGAGGTATGTCATTCAACATTATTTTCTTGGACGAATTTGCGTTCGTTCCAAATCATATCGCAGAACAATTTTTCTCGTCTGTATATCCTACCATTTCATCTGGTAAGTCTACTAAAGTTATTATCATCTCGACACCAAACGGGATGAACATGTTCTACAAACTCTGGCATGACGCTGAGAGAGGTAAGAACGAATATACTACCACAGAAGTTCATTGGTCTCAAGTACCTGGTAGAGACGCTGCCTGGAAAGAGCAGACGATTAAAAACACATCGGAACGTCAGTTTACACAAGAATTTGAGTGTGAGTTTTTAGGATCTGTTGATACTCTGATTGCTGCATCTAAACTCAGAACAATGGTTTATGAAGATCCATTGGAGAGGAGTAATGGATTAGATGTATATGAAAAACCGATACCTGATCATGAATATGTAATGACCGTGGACGTATCTAGAGGTGTTAGTAATGACTATTCGGCATTTGTTGTCGTGGACATTACTACTATACCATATAAGGTTGTCGCAAAGTATAAGAACAATATGATTAAACCTTTGTTGTTCCCAAATATTATTGATCCTGTTGCAAGAAGTTATAATAAAGCATATGTGTTATGTGAGGTAAATGATATCGGTGGTCAGGTTGCTGATATTATGCAATTTGATATGGAATATGAGAATCTTCTTATGTGTGCAATGAGAGGACGTGCTGGTCAAATTGTAGGTCAGGGATTCTCTCATAAATCACAACTAGGGATTAAAATGACATCAACTGTCAAGAAGACTGGATGTTCAAACCTTAAAGCTTTGATTGAAGATGATAAGTTACTTATCAATGATTATGACATTATTGCTGAGATGACAACATTCATTCAAAAGAAACAATCATTTGAAGCAGAAGAAGGATGTAATGATGACCTTGCAATGTGTTTGGTTATTTTTGCTTGGTTATCTGTGCAAGATTACTTTAGAGAACTAACTTCTGATGATGTCAGAAAAAGAATCTTTGAAGATCAACGTGAGTCTATCGAAGAAGATATGGCACCATTTGGTTTCATATTAAACGGAGTTGATGAAGAAGAAACTTTTATAGATAAAGAAGGTGATGTTTGGAATAAAGTTGATGAATATGGCGATATGTCATATATGTGGGAGTATAAGTAATGGATATAAATGATGAATTCTCGTTGGAACATTTATTGTTTACAACTAGAACTTGTAGATCATGTAGGAAACAAAAAGATCTTTTAACTGATTTTTATAAAATAAGAAAAAATAGAGGCGCTTTACCATCTTCATATTCATATGAATGTAAGCGATGTACAATAAAACGGATTGTCAATACAAGAAATGCGGACAAACCTACACTATGGGAATATCCAGACTGGTAGGGTGTTCATGCATTGTTTCCCCCTTGAAAAAGTACCAAATAATAAATAGTTTTGAGAAAAAAATCTCATAGAGGTATAAAACATGGCATTAGCTTCTCCTGGAGTACTCGTCAAAGAAGTTGATTTTACAGCTACAGTTCAAGTAGCTGACCAAAATATTGGTGTTGTTGCTATTGATGCAGAACGAGGCCCAACCGATCAGGTTACATATGTTGCAAGCGAAAGAGAGCTTGTAGAAATTTTTGGTGGACCAAATAAGTATAACTACGAATCTTGGTTTGCTGCAAGTACTATTATTCAGTACGGCGGTGTTGTTGCAGTTGTTAGACCAGCTGGTGAAGTAGACTTAGGTCTAAGAAACGCAAATATTAAAGATACTGGTGCTGCAGATGCTGCGCTAGTAATTAAGAATAAGGACGATTACGAAACAAAAGAAGCCGATAGTAATATCGACTTTGTATGGGCTGCTAGAACTTCTGGTACGTTCATGAATGGTCTTAAGGTTGCTGTTGTTGACCACGGCGCAGACCAGAGACTCACAGTATCTCCTGCTGCAGGTCAAGTTTCTGCTGTTGACGGCGAAGCAAACGCTGGTGCAACTGCAGGAAGAACCGAAGGTACTTACACAATCACTGCAACTGGTGGTTCTGGTACTGGTGCTACATTTACTGTTGTCGTTGCTGCTGATGGTGCAGCAACTGTCACAGTTGCAAGTGGTGGATCAGGTTATGCGGATGATGAGACATTAACTCTACCTGCAACTGGCAATTATGGTGGTGCAACTGATATCACCGTTGATGTAGATGGTGTTGGTTCTGCACTCCCTACCGAAGGTACATACCTAGAGTGGGAAGTTACTTCAGGTTCTACCACCAATACATACAAAGGAAACGTTTACAAAGTAATCGACGCAGATTCCATCGAAGTAACTCTTTGGGATTCTACTAAGAGACTTGGTTCTACACAAGTTGTTAAGGATGCAAACGGTGCTACATTGTTCACCGTATCTTCTGTCGAATCAAATGATGTATATTCAACTCTAGAGTACACAACTGGAAGAAAGTGGATTGCTCTTGCTCCACAACCAGGAACTTCACCTGGAGTTGCTGAAAGAGGTGGTAAGTTTGACGAATTCCACGTTGCTGTAATTGATACTACTGGTGAAATCAGTGGTGCTCCAAATACAGTTCTAGAAACTTTAACTTATCTTTCAAAAGCGACTGATGCTAGAAGTTCAGAAGGCACTTCAATCTATTGGAAGAAGTCCATCACAGAAAATTCTAGATATGTCTACGCAGGTGATGAGTCATTCCTAGGTACAGGTGATCAACTTGCACTTGCTGGTCAAACAGGAACTGCTTCAAACATTGACACCGCACAAGCAAATGCAGTATTTAAACTCTTCAGTTTTGGTAGTGGTGCAAATACTACATCAACCAGTTCTAAGTCACTAACTGGTGGCGCTGATTATGATTATTCCACAGAGTCTGCAATTGCAACTGTAAGAGCAGGTATTGTAACTGGTTATAATCTCCTAGAAGATCCAGAACTATTTGGTGACATCGACTTCTTAGTACCAGGTTATGTTTCTGCAGATATCGCAGTTAGATTGATTGCAATTGCTGAGAAGAGAAGAGATTGTATCGTTGTAGTTTCTCCTCCAAGAGACAAGGTAGTAAATTCAAATACATCCACTAAGAAGACTGATGATATCATCGACTTCTTCAGAGGACTACCAAGTACTTCATACGCAATCTTTGATTCTGGATATAAGTACATCTACGACAAGTACAATGATGTTTATCGTTATGTACCTTGCGGTGCAGACGTTGCTGGTCTTTGCATCAGTACAACTAACAATGCAGAAACTTGGTTCTCACCTGCTGGATATAACAGAGGTCAAATCCGTAATGCTACTAAACTAGCATACAGTCCAAGACAGGCAGAAAGAGACAGACTATATACCAATAGAATCAACCCAGTTGTTGCGTTCCCTGGTCAAGGTATTGTACTATTTGGCGATAAGACCGCTCTTGCTTCACCTTCCGCTTTCGATAGAATCAACGTTCGTCGCTTGTTCATCGAACTTGAGAAGAACATTGCAGTATTCTCCAAGTATCAACTCTTTGAAATTAATGATGAACTAACGAGAGCAGGATTTAGATCCGCTATCGAACCATATCTCAGAGGAGTTCAGGGTAGAAGAGGAATTTATGATTTCCTAGTTGTTTGTGACTCCTCTAATAACACTGGAGATGTTATCGACAGAAACGAATTGCTTGCTGAAATTTACATCAAACCAGCACGTTCTATCAACTTCATCACCATTACCTTCGTCGCAACCAGAACAGGTGTTTCGTTTAACGAACTAACTGCTTGATAATTTAACCTACCAACTTCGCTAATAAAACTACTAGGAGAAAAAAACAATGGCAAGAGGTATTTCTGAGTTTAAGACAAAACTCATCAATGGTGGGGCCAGACCTAATCTGTTTCTGGTCCGCCTTAACTTTCCTTCAACATTAGGACAAATTGCTGACATCGGTCCAATCGATGCATCAACTGCTATCACAGAAAGAGCAGAATTTCTTGTAAAGACTGCTCAACTTCCTGCTTCCACAATCGGAACAATTGATGTTCCTTTTAGAGGTAGAATGCTAAAGGTTGCTGGAGACAGAACCTTTGAACCATGGTCTGTTACCGTCATCAATGACGGTGAGTTCGGAATCCGTAAGGCATTTGAAACATGGTCTAGAGGTATCAACGCTCTAACTGAGAACGTATCACAACTCGGTTATGGTGATGATAATCCTGGATACTGTGTCGATCTTGAAGTATTCCAACTCAGCAGAGATGGTAAGACACCAAACAAGACACCACAATCAATCACTGCTGGTGGTGTTGATGGAATGGACGTAGTTCGTGCATACAAGTTCTATGATGCATGGCCTTCTTCACTATCTGCAATCGATCTCTCTTATGAGTCGAATGATCAGATTGAAGAATTCACCGTAGAATTCCAGTATAACTACTACGAAGTATCCAATCCATCTCTTGATACTGGTGCTTGATAAATAGTAGGAAGAATACGTTTAACATTATACTATGTCCCAATTATTTGGATTTTCCATTGAGGAGCGTAAGAAAAAAGAAAAACTGATTTCTCCCGCTCCTCCCAATAATGATGATGGCACCTCCACAGTAGCGGCAGGTGCCTATTTTGGTCAGTATGTAGATATTGATGGCATTCCAAAAAATAGTAATGATTTTGATACTATTAAAAAGTATAGAGAGATAGCTCTTCACCCTGAGTGTGATAGTGCTATTGATGATATTATTAATGAATCTATTAGTAGTGATCTGGATTTTGCCCCAGTAAATATTGAATTATCTAACTTAGAAGTTAGCGAAAAAATCAAAAAACAGATTAGAGAAGAGTTTAGATATATTCTCAGACTGTTGGATTTCGATAAAAAGTGTCACGATATTTTCCGTCGTTGGTATATCGATGGTAGATTGCACTACCATAAAATGATTGATTTTGAGAAACCTAATGAGGGAATCAAAGAATTAAGATATATTGACGCTCTTAAAATTAAAAAAGTAAGAGAAGTAATAAAGAAGAAAGATGGTCTTGCCAATGTAGAAGCAGGCAAGGTTGGTGAAAGATTCGATTATGGTGAAGTACTAGAATATTACATGTACTTCCCACAAGGTTTTAAAGCAACTCAAGCAAAAGGTCTTAAGATTGCTTCTGATGCCATAACCTATGTTGGTTCTGGATTGATGGATCATAATAGAAATATGGTCTTATCTTTCCTACACAAAGCAATTAAATCCGTAAATCAACTCAGAATGATTGAGGATTCGCTCGTAATTTATAGACTTTCGAGAGCACCCGAACGTAGAATTTTCTATATTGACGTTGGTAACTTACCAAAAATGAAAGCGGAACAATACCTCAGAGAGGTTATGAACCGTTATCGTAACAAACTAGTTTATGATTCTGCAACTGGTGAAGTTCGTGATGATCGTAAGCATATGTCTATGCTAGAAGACTTCTGGTTGCCACGTAGAGAAGGTGGTCGTGGTACAGAAATTTCCACATTACCTGGTGGTCAGAATCTAGGTGAACTAGAGGATGTTAAGTATTTCCAGAAGAAACTTTACAAATCTCTGAATATTCCTCTTTCAAGATTGGAACAGGAATCATCTTTTACTATTGGAAGATCAAATGAGATTACACGCGACGAACTTAAGTTTGCTAAATTTGTTGGTCGTCTTCGTAAAAAGTTCTCTGAATTGTTCCATGATCTATTGAGAACTCAATTAGTTCTTAAAGGAATTATGACTTTAGAGGACTGGGATGATCTAAAAGAAAATATTCAATATGATTACATCTTTGATAATCACTTTACTGAATTAAAAGATAATGAATTACTTACAGAAAGATTAAATTCTGTGGGCTTAATGGAACCATATATAGGTAAGTATTTCTCAGTTGAGTATATACGAAAACAAGTTCTTCACTTTACAGATGAAGAAATTGAAGAGATGGATCTACAGATTGAGAATGAGCAAAAACTCGGAATCATTCAAGATCCAATGGCAATGATGGATCAACCTGGTGCGGAAGGTGGTGCTCCACCTGCCGAGGGAGGTGCTGAAGGAGGTGCAGGATCTGATTTAGATAGTGCATTTGCTGCTGCAATCTCCCCTTCTGATTATGATAAAGGAAACATCTGATAAATAATAAGAAACTAAAGTTATTATGACTACTACATCAAGAGAAATTGTTGACGCGATTTTGAATAAAGATCATGTCAATGCGAACGAAAAAATTTATGATGAACTTTACGGAAAAAGTTCGGAAGAACTTAAAGTACGTAAAGTAGAAATTGCAAAACATTTCTTTGATCCCGAGAGCCAAAGTGATGAATCACCCGAAGAAACTGAAGCTTCTGCAGAAGTTGAACAGGGTGAAGAGCAATCAGAGGAAACACCAGAGGAGACACCAGAGCAATGAAACTTATCTCAGAAGAAATTGTAGACGTTAATTTTATCACCGAAGATTCCGAAAGCGGAAAGAAGACTCACTTTATTGAAGGTGTGTTTCTTCAATCCGATATTAAGAATCGCAACGGAAGGATGTATCCATACGATACATTAAATCGTGAAGTTGGTAAATATAACGAAAACTATATTCAAAGAGGTAGAGCTCTAGGTGAACTCGGTCACCCTGATGGTCCAACCATCAATCTCGACCGTGTTTCTCATAAAATTGTTTCGCTAAGATCTGAAGGTAAAAACTTCATTGGTAAAGCGAAAATTCTTGAAACACCAATGGGTAGAATCGCAAAGAATCTACTTGATGAAGGTGTAAAACTCGGAGTATCTTCAAGAGGACTGGGTTCAATTGAAAGAAAAGGCGACATGAATGTTGTCAAAGACGATTTTATGCTTTCGACTGCTGCAGATATTGTGGCAGATCCTTCTGCTCCCGACGCTTTTGTTGAAGGAATTATGGAGGGTGTGGAGTGGATTTGGTCTAACGGGGTGTGGCAAGAGTCACAACTCGCCCAGGCTAAGTCTTACATTGATAATTCTCCGCAACATGAATTAGTAGAAAGACAATTAAAAGCATTTAATAGTCTACTACGTAACATCCAACTTTAATAAATATTTGTAGAAAATACCATTTTCTTTAGAGGGAATCCCATGTCCGATAAAAATATTGAATTAGAAGAGCAGCAGGTTACTGCAAAAGCAGCTGCTGCCGCACCAATGGAAAAACTAGAAGGCGGCACACCAGGTCAATCTGGTTCCGCAGAAGATCTAGGTGGTCCATTAACAAAGCCTTCACCAGATACGGAACCAACTCCAGGTAAAGCTGCTTCTGCTAAAGCAAAGAAAGGTTCCAGTAAAGTAAATGCTGGTGCATCTGCTCCAGAATCAATGGAAACTCTTGCAGGTTCAACACCTGGTCAGGGTGGCGTTAAGGAAGATGCAGAAATGTCTATCGATGTATCATCGGACGTTGAAGCACTTCTCCGCGGCGAAGAGTTTTCCGAAGAATTTAAGTTTAAAGCAGCAACAATTTTTGAAGCTGCAGTAAAAGCAAAAGTAATTGAAGAAGTTGAAAAACTTGAGAAAGTTTACGAAGAGAAACTAACCGCTCAAGTTGAAGAAGTCAAGGAATCATTAGAAGTCAAAGTTGATGCCCATCTCGACTACGTGTCAGAGAAATGGGTAAGCGAGAATCAACTCGCTATCGACTCTGGTCTACGTAGTGAGTTGGCAGAAGAGTTCATCCTTGGTCTCAAGGGTCTCTTCGAGCAACATTATGTCGAAATTCCTGAAGATAAGTATGATGTTCTTGGCGAAATGGCTGAGAAGTTAAATCAAATGGAGGAGAAACTCAACGAGCAAATCGAAACAAACGTTGAGCTAAATCAGACAGTCGGAACCTATATTAAAAATGGAATCATTGCAGAAATTTCCGAAGGTCTTGCTCAGACACAAAAAGAAAAGCTTGCCTCTCTCGCAGAAGGTGTTGAGTTCGTTAGTGAAGAATCTTATCGTGAAAAGATCGAAACGATCAAAGAAAATTACTTCCCTAAGACACAAGCATCTTCTTCAGAAGATCTTGTAGAGAAGACACAAGTCATCTCTGAGTCTACTTCATCATCTATGGCTGCATACGCAGCTGCAATTGAAAGATGGTCTAAGTGACATCTTCTATAAATATTAACAGATTCCTAACATTAACAAACAACTAGGAGAATCATTCCAATGTATAAATCAGAATCCCTTCAAGAGAAGTGGGCTCCCGTACTTGAGTCTTCCGCTCTAGAATCAATCAAAGATCCCCATCGTCGTGCTGTAACAGCTGTTCTTCTTGAGAACCAAGAGAAGTTCCTCCGCGAAGAGCGTGGTTATCTTGCAGAAGCACCTACTGCTGCTGGTGACGGCGGTTTCACTGGTAGTGCAACTGCAGGTGGTCCTGTTGCAGGTTTCGACCCTGTTCTAATTTCACTCATCCGCCGTTCTATGCCTAAGTTGATGGCATATGACATCTGCGGTGTTCAACCAATGACTGGTCCTACTGGACTTATCTTCGCAATGCGTGCTCTAAGAGGAGATCAGTCTGGTACTGAGACCTTCTTCAACGAAGTTGCTTCTGGTTACTCTGCTGGTGACGGCACCTATTCTGCTGCAACTGGTGAAGCTGCAACCAACCCTTCAGTTCTTAACGCATCACCTGCTGGTGACTACGCTACTGTTGGTGGTATGGGAACCGCTGCTCAGGAAGCACTCGGTACTTCTGGTAACGAGTTCCGCGAGATGTCCTTCAACATCGAGAAAGTTGCTGTTGAAGCAAAAGGTCGCGCTCTAAAAGCTGAGTACACCTTAGAACTCGCACAAGACCTCAAGGCGATCCATGGTCTTGACGCTGAAGCAGAACTCGCAAACATCCTTTCTGCAGAAGTTCTTGCTGAAATCAACCGCGAAGTTGTACGTACTATCTACGTAACCGCTAAGCCTGGTGCTCAGAACAACGTTGCTAACGCAGGTACTTTCGACCTCGACGTTGACTCCAACGGTCGCTGGATGGCTGAGAAGTTCAAGGGTCTAATTTATCAGATCGAAAGAGATGCTAACGCAATCGGTCATGAGACTCGTAGAGGGAAGGGTAACTTCATCGTCTGCTCCGCTGACGTTGCAAGTGCTCTAGGTATGGCTGGTGTACTTGAGTACACTCCTGCTCTCGGTGGTAACTCTGGTCTTGCTGGAGTTGATGACACTGAGTCAACCCTCGTCGGTACACTCAACGGTCGCATCAAGGTCTACGTTGATCCTTATTCTGCAAACGTTGCAGACGATCACTTCTATGTCATGGGTTATAAGGGTTCCTCCGCTTATGACGCAGGTCTCTTCTACTGCCCATACGTTCCTCTCCAGATGGTCCGCTCCATCGGTCAGGACACCTTCCAACCAAAAATTGGATTTAAGACTCGTTACGGAATGGTTGCTAACCCATTCGCACAAGGTCTTACCAAGGGTGCTGGTGCTCTCAATGCAAACACCAATGCATACTACAGAAGAACCAGAGTTCTCAACCTCATGTGATTCTTGTTCACATACTTCTGGAGGGTCCCAAAGGGGCCCTCTTTTTTTATAAATAATTCTAAAACGTTATGGCATATTTTGCTGATAATCCAAATTGTCCATCCAACTTTCTTTCTGGAATTGGATTTCAATTTAACCTGACAAAATTACCAAATGTGTCATTCTATTGTCAGTCTGCTAATATTCCTTCGATAAATTTATCTGTTGCAACTCAAGCAACCAGATTTAATATTCTACCAGAACCAGGTGATGAAGTAAATTACGATGATCTGTCAATCAGATTTTTGGTAGATGAAGATATCAAAAATTATCTTTCTGTTCATAACTGGATAAGATACCTAGGACATCCAGAATCAGAAAAAGATTGGACAGATTTTAAGGATGGGGAATCATATGCAGAAAAGCAATACAGTGATGCAACTTTATTCATTCTAGATTCTAATTTTAATAAAAAAATTAGAGTAACTTTTAAGGATGTCTTCCCAGTCTCTCTCGGTAGTTTAAACTTTGATGCTACATATACTGATACGGAATATTTTGCTGTGGATGCAACGTTCAAATATAGTATTTTTGATATTGAATATGGCGGTGGTTTCTGATGCCTAGATAGTGTATTGATTCTTTTTTATATGATTACACTTGACGACATAAAATCTCAATGGTCAGAAGATTCAAAAATTGATAGTGACTTACTAGATGAAGAATCTATAAAAATTCCACAACTTCATAGTAAGTACCTAAACTATCTTTCTGATGTAAGACTACTTAAACGAAGAAAAGAGTCTGAGTATAAAATTTTACTGAAAGAAAAACTTGAGTATTACACTGGAAAAGCAGATCAGAGTGTGTACCAGGAGAAACCATTCGATCTAAAAGTATTAAAAACAGATCTTGGGTTGTACATGGATTCCGATTCGGAATTGCAGTTACTCCAAGCTCGTATAGATTATTACGATGAAATATTATTTTTTCTAGAAAAAGTAATTAGTTGTATAAACAACAGAGGATTTCAGATTAAAAATAGTATTGATTGGCAAAAATTCATGCAAGGAAGTGTTTGATGACAGACGTAATTATCCAGAAAAGAAACGAAGTTTATCTGACAGTTGAGTGCGAACCTCATATTAAATACGAATTATCAGAATATTTTACATTTGAGGTTCCTGGGGCAAAGTTTATGCCCGCATATAAAAAAAGAATATGGGATGGTACTATAAAGTTATTCAGTCCTGGTGATGGGAAAATTTATTGTGGTCTCTATAGATATCTAACTGATTGGCTTGATAGTAGGGGATATACTTACGAGGATAAAGAAAATAATTATTACGGACTACCAAATGAAGAGAATGATTTTATTACTCCTAAAGGAGTAGTTGAATACGTAAAACATTTAGGTATTCCATTTAAAGTTAGGGATTACCAATACAATGCAATTTATCAGGCATTGAAACACAATCGAAGATTGTTGTTGTCTCCAACTGCATCTGGTAAATCGCTGATGATTTACTCTATTATTCGGTATTTTGTCGCTAAGGGGTCAGACATCCTTGTAATCGTTCCTACAACGTCTCTCGTCGAACAGCTGTGTGGTGATTTTGACACATACGGCTGGAGATCTGCGGACTACTGTCATAAGATTTACGCAGGTAAAGATAAACAAACTAGTAAACAGGTCACAGTCACTACTTGGCAATCTATCTACAAGATGCCAAAGAGTTATTTTGAAAAGTTTGATTGTGTGATCGGAGACGAGGCGCACCAGTTCAAAGCAAAGTCTTTGATTAATATCATGACTAAGTTGCATAACTGTAAACATCGTATTGGTTTCACTGGAACACTAGATGGTTCAAATACAAATCAATTAGTTTTGGAAGGTCTATTTGGTCCAGTAAATAAAGTAATTAAGACTAAACAATTAATCGATAAAGGTTATCTATCAAAATTAAAAATTAATGTTTTATTACTTCAACATGAATCTGGATTGTTTGATTCATATCAGGAAGAGATGGATTATATCTGTACTTTAGAGAAGAGAAATAAATTTATAAAAAACCTTACACTATCACAAACTGGTAATACTCTGATTCTTTTTGCTTACGTAGAGAAGCATGGTCAGGTACTTTTTGATATGATAAATAGCAGTGTATCAG